AAGCCTTTTTTTTCAATTGTCATTGGTGCATTTCTTGGTGTGCCTTCTTTAGCCCACCAATCAATTTTGTCTTTTACATCATCCTGTGCAACCACTCCTACAATTGTTAATGCTTTTTTTACATCAATTTCTTGTTGTTGAGATTTCACAGTTTTAGCAAGTATATCTAACCATTTTGCTTTTTGTTCATTAAATGTAGGTTGCATAAATGGTCTAGGAGGTATACCAAGTTCACCATATTCGTTTTTAATAGCAACCTCTGCAACTTGTGTGCCATCTGGGTACTTAGCCTCAGGGAAAAATCCTACATCAACCCTAGCTTTTTGTTTTGCAACTTTGGCTAAGAATTGTTGAAGTTTATTACCCCCTTTTATAATTTGTGGCATAATTTAACTTGGCAAAGTATCATAACCAATACCCCAAACGTTACAATTGTCAGCTTGTTGAGGTATGATTCTAAAACCACCACGCATTTTCATTAATTTTGCAATGCGTTGACCCCATTGAGTTTGATTCCAAAATAGCAAAGAATTTGATTTATCAACTACTATTCCGATTGATACTGTTCCTTGTGATGATGTATCAACAATTCCTACGCTACCAGCTCCACGATTCCACATTTCACAGAAATGAGCTTCAGCATAAAAATAATATGTTAGTTGCTTATTTGATACCAATGTATTAATAATTGGAGTAGCATAAGTATCAGCATCAACCCAAAACATATTTAAAGTTGCAGTTGGAATCGTAGCATATTGTGGAAATAATGCTAAAAAAGCAACAGAATCAAACGTTGGAATCACTTACACAGCCATTTCGTCAGATGATGCATTATATTTTTTAATATCTTTGGTTTTTGTTACCATAATATCCGAGTCACGTTTAACTACAGGTTGGCTATCATCTGCTATTTTTTTAGCTTCTGATTGATTTTTAGCAACAAAAATTAATGCTTCATGGTTTAACCCATTAGCATCAACCCCACCAAATAATTTTAAATGGGATTTATATTTGTCTTTAATTTTGTTAAAAATAAGCTCATCAACTTCTGTCATGCGAGGCTCAAGATGCCCGCCGATTTGGTGAGCATTCATACCTTTAATGTCAACTTTTATTTCTTTACCATTTTCAATAATAGAAAATAATTGACCAATTACGCATTTACTAAAAACTTTTATTAACGCCATATTATTCAATTCCTGAAATAGTTACAACTGGTGCATTGTTTAAAATTCCACAACCTGCACTTCCAAACGACCATTTTTGTCTAGCACCACTCATTGATGGTATTAGAGTATGGCTGCGCATTTTATATGTAAACAAATCTTTTACCATATTTTCCTGTATAGCGTCAACCGCAATCAATTGGAATGAACCAATAATAGCGTACTCTGGTGCAAATACAAATTCAACATTTGGCATAGTTTTTTTAATAATCTCAGTTGCATTTAAACCAAAAGAATTTGTTGCGTTAAGATAAGCGGAAGCTGTAGTTGATACGCATAGTTTAAATTTATCAGTTAAATCTATGTTACCACCCAGTTGGTCTTGCATAACAGCAAATGCTGTTACAATAACATCGTTAGCTATGTCTTGAGATGCCCCACGTTGTGCCTTATCACTCCATAGCGGGCTACTTCCTGTACCATTGGTAGCAGGTGTTGCACTATTAGCTTGTGGGTTATTCAATAATCCAAAGTTATGACTAATAAATGCACCTGCTGAATTTAAATTACCAAAAAAGAACATTTTATTTTGAGCAATTGCAATTGCCATTGAAGCAGAGTATTGTTTTTGACTAATTGCATCAATTTTGGCAGCACTTAAAGTGGCAACTTCTAACTCTCCGTATTGTATAACAGTTTGTCCACGATATACATCACGAGTAGGATAAGTATAGTTATTATCAGATGTAGTAGTTGCAACAAAGTCACCGTATGATTCAACTTGTCCGCTTAATGCTGATGTGGCATATTGCATAGTATTAGTTTCAAAGTTACCTTGTTGTAACGGGTCTCCAATTTGCATATAAGCACGTTTAATTAATAACTGCGCAACAACTTTATTTAAGTTTACTAATGTATACCAAGCTGGAACACCTGAAGATGCTGGATTGTATGCAAACGTGTCCGCATCCATTGTTAACGCTTGATCTTTAAATTCATAATCGCTATCTGTAACGATTGGATTCATGTTATTAAAATGAATTCCAAATTTTTCTTTATACATATTAACGATTTCGTGAGTATCCATTTTCTCAATTGACATATTAAGCTCCTACATTCTGTGTGTTAGTAATTACAACAATAACGCCTGCTGTCCAACCTGTTGGAACTTGTCTAACTCTAAAATTAGTTAATGTACCACCAACTGGTGCTACTCCTGCAACTGTTTGAGTTTGAAATGTGCCATCAAGCATACAATAAACTGCCGAACCCAATAATGGAACATCACCTGCTTCATTAGCTAACGCTATATACACAGGAACACTTCCACGAGTTAAAAACTCTGCATTAGAAAACCCAGCTGGTATTTTTGCCGAAAAACCTTGTAACGATTGGCTAAATGGCATTGCGTTAGAATTAGTACGTAATACCACTCCAGCAAATAAATTAGCACCAACGCTAGCCGTTGTTTGTTGAACTGTTGTGTCAACTCCATTAACATCTCCATAATAACAACCTGAGGCAACTAATAAGTCAGTCGATGCTTGGGCTGCCGAAGTATAGCCATCTAATAAATTCTGAGTTGGAACACCAGCTTGAAATGCTGAAGGATTAGAGGCTTTTTGTTGACTATCTGCAAATAAAGTCATAATTTATACACCTTTCGATTTTAAAAAATTAGCTAAATCAGTTGGAACTTTTGGTTTTGTCGAATTTGAATAGCCATCATGCACTATCTTTTGATAAGATTGTTTTTTTACATTAGGAATCATTTCAACCATAGCTTGTTTTTGTGCTAAAGTTTTGCCATCAAAATTTACTTTATTATTTTTTAATATAGCATTATAAACTTCGTCAGCGCTATCAAAAACCATTTTATTAGCTTTACCGCAAGTTCTGGTGTATTCTTCTAAAGCTGAATCAAATACACTACGTTTATTACTATGTTTGTTTAATGCTTCTTGTACACGTTTTTCAATTACAGCTTCCATTTTGTTTATAAAATCGGCATCCATTGCAACTTTTTTCTCTGAATCTTTAGCATCAGCTTTTTTGCTTTTTTCTTCTGGCTCATCTTCATCGCCAGCAACTTCAGTAGCTTTTTGCATTTTAGCTTTTAGATCTTCGTCTTTAGCTTCAGATTTTTTACCTTTTTCTTTAAGCTCTGATAATGCTTCTTCTTTTTCTTCTTCGCTTAAACTATCATTAGCCATTATACTTTTAGTGGCTTCAATACCTTCATCAAAAGACATAGTTTCTTCATCCATTACTAATCTTTTAAGTTTACTTAAAAAACTCATTTGTTTAACCCTTTTTAAAAGTTTGTTAATAGAAAATTGTTCATCTGCAACGATTGCAGGTTTATAACGAGGATTATCAACCATTGCTACATGATTTGCCTCAATATCAGTCATTATAATGTCATAAGATTGTCCATTATAAATACCAGATTCAACCACTGCTGTGTAAGTATAACCACATGATAATTTTTTTACACCTTTGTTAAGCATGTCAATTGCTTCTTGTGACCAAAATTCAATTGTGGCTCGGAGCTCTTCACCTTCCATACGAGTATCGCCGACAGTTCCCACTATAAATTTATGTTTATAGTCATCAGCCGAAAAATCAATATGTCGTGATAATAACGGTTTTAAATTAAAGTTGGAGTTTCTGATTTCTTTTTGTGGTCGATAAACTGAATATATTTTAGTGGGGTCTAATCCCAAATTTTTAAAATTAGGAACTTCAAACCCAAAATACTTAGCTACATCAGCCCCAGTTAAAACACAATTTTCTACAGTTAAATAATTAAATGGTTGCTCGGTGCGATTGCTATCCGCCACTACACTTTCTAAATTGTTTGTTTTATTGATTGAAAAATTAGACATAACCTACTTTTATTTTTCTTTTTAAAGATTTTAGAGTAGACTATTTAAAGATAATAAGCCTACCCCCAGCCGTTATCACAACGTCTTGGAATATACAATTATTAATAATTGAGCAATGATACCATATAAATTATTAACTTGTCAAGTTATTTTTACAATTAATTTATAAGAACACTTGCAGTTAATTTTTTCACGAGGCAAAATATATTCATCATCAATCAAGCAACCCTTAGTAATATCAAACTCTTTGCCATCTGCTTGAGCATGTGAAAGTCTATGAGTTTTACCTGCGATTGACTTTTTCCATACTGCTGTAGTAAATCCTGCGTCAACTGCATTTTGTTGGTTAATTAATGCTGTGGCTTTAGCTACTTGGTCTCTTGCAATAAGATTAATGCGTTTTTTAGTTTGATTGCTTATCTTTGACAAATTTTCAGATAATTCTTTTAAATTACCACCACTTCCAACAGAACGCATAACCGAGCCAAGTATTTTATTGTGGTATTCTTCAGGTATAGATTTTATCAATCCTATATTTTCTATAATTGAAGCTTCTATTATTTTTGTAGTTTGTTGAAAATCTTTTGTATCTGATAATAAAAATGGATTATTTTCTTTTATTCGTTTAAATTGCCTATTGCTAAAATCTTTAGCGGTATAAACTACGTTTTGAGCTAATCTATCGGATTTTTTAATAAATATATCATGCCACTTTTTACCAATTCTATTAATAATATCTTCTAATCCACCAACCACGTTAATATCATTAACAATATAGGTACGATATTGTCTATAGTATAATAAAATAGCTTTGTAGTATTCTTTTATCATTTCTTTAGTTAATAGAGATAATTCAGCTTCATATGTAATAACATCAGATTCATTAGTCTGATGTATTGCTATCGTTTTGACTTTCTCTTGTTTCTTCTTCATTCATCTCATCCATTAAACTATCAAATTGAACATCACTCATTAAATTATCATAGCCAGATTTTGGATTGGCTGCTAATTTTTGTCTGATTTCTTGTGTTGCGATAATTCCAGCAGTTGCGTAGCCAACATCGGTATTCATAGTATTAAGATTAATTTGACTTTGGTCGAGTTCTGGCATAGTCCACAATGGGTTAAATTCAATAAACAAGTCGTCATCAATTTCGCCGAATAAATCCATTTGAATAATATTAAATGTTATTTGTAAATTTGGTAATAAATTAGCTTCTTGAATTGAAGATATTAAATCATAGAACGTTCTTAATTCTACATCGCCAGTTGAATTAAACCCTTTGGGACTTGTGCCATAAAGAATAATAGACGGCATTCTACAAACAGCACAAACTAACTCTGCGTTTTGTGAAAGTATTTCACTTAACCCTGCAATTGTCATATTAAACTGTTGCCAAGTTTCTGGAGCTTCTGGATTGTTGTCCATAGCAAATATTGAAAAGTTAGACATAATAGCTTGGGCTAATTTAAGTCTTGAGTAACAATCCTCACCATCTTGAAATGTAGAATTGCCATCATAATTCAATAACGCATCTAGCGACGTGCTAAATACATTGATGTTATATCTACTAACAACGTTTATAATATCTTTTCTAACGCTTTCAAAGCCAATCAAATAAGACAATACAAGTTGTATCAATGGCATGCCATTAAACCAATACACTGGTTTTAACAAAGTTGGAACATAATTATATGAGAAATGGCATAAACGGCTTGTATGCAATTGTGTAGTTAAAATATTCCATTCTTGCGGTTCGTAAAAATTTTCAGAAAGTGGGTTGGTAGCATTAAAATTTAAAGGAGTTGCATACAATGGCTCAACAACTTTTATATATAATAAATCCCCTTTTTTTACTTTTTGTCTAATATATAGCGGTGTTAAATATTCATCTTCCAAATCATCGCCTTTGATTTTATGATACATTTTACAACCACCGAACATTACCATCATTTCGGTAGCTAATCGGTAATTATCTCTTACTTTTAGTTCTTCCATTCTTTTATGTATAGCGTTTATTTTGTCGTGTTTATTATCTTTGGAATTGCTACGGCTTTTTATGTCAACCCATTTTCTCACGCATTGTTGAGCATAAGATTGTATTATATTTTGTAAAATCCCATTTTGCGATAAAATAGAATATGCAGGATAACCCATAAAATAGCTATTAACTAATGATTTTAATTCTGATTGATTAATTTGTCCACATGAGTTAATAGGCAAACTATTATTATCAAATACTTTTCCGCTATCTGTAGTGATGGTTGGTGTTTTGCCGAATTGTTCTGGCATTTTAAAATTATTAAATTTGTTTGGTGGGTTTTGTTTATTTTGAAAATCGTTAATAATCATTTTAGCGGCAGGGGATAAAATACCACTTTTTTCTTTTTTAAGTTTAACGTGGGGTTTAGTTTTAGTTGTCATTACATTCCTAATTGAGTAAAAGCGTTCGGGTTTATACGCAATGTTTTGCGTTTAGTTGCATTAATTTGTTTAAAAAACGCATAACGAATTGCATCTATTGCGTGATTATCTTTGTCTATAATATCGGTAGTTATGTTGCCAGTTTTTTTATCTGTTTTGTATCTATAATTATAAAATTCGTATATAGTATTAGTGCAATTTGGATTGATTATTATTTGTTTGCTTTGTAGCCATTGTATGCCTGATTCAACGCTTCCCTTACCTTTGTCAGCTGATATACACTTAACACCTAATTTATTAAGTTCAGCAATCGTGTCAGGACGTGAATTATCACAATGCCATGTTTTATATTCTGATATATGTTTTTCGATCTTTTTTTTATAATCCGAAGGTAATAATTTGTGCTCGTAGATTTCTCTCGCTATATAAATTGTATTTTTATCAAGCATAAAACATTCAACCATTGCCGCGGGATCGACACTAAAACCAAAATCCATACCATATTCTACAGTTAAAAACTCTTTATCTTTAATCCATTTACCGCGATTATACTCTATATTAACATTTTCTACCTTAAAACAACCTTTAAAAATAACATCTTCTGTCATGTCTAGTGGCTCGCCCAAGTATATATGTTCATAAAGCGCGTAATTATTTACACGTAACTCTTCAATCTCATCTAAAATGGTTTGTGATAAAAAATTAGTAATGTCGTTGTAATTAATTTTAATTTTAATACTGTTTTTAGGCGTATTATCAACAAACCTTTGATAAGTTTCTGATTGTTTATCTTTAGGATTAAACGCAATTAATATCTCGCTACCATCTTCACGCATTGTCGGGATTAATACATTCCACGTATTCTTATCTATGTTCTCAGCTTCTTCGACAAAACAATAGTCCAAATCATACATAGACTTGATAGAGTAAATATCTCTAGCTAATCCTTTAAATATAAACTCACTACCATTTGCGCCGACTATACTATCATGTTTAACAGTAAAATAATCATATAAATTATGCATGTCAATAAGAGCTTTAAAAACTGCATAGGTTGAATCTTTTATACTTGATTGGTACTCACGTGTACAAAGTATTTTACACTTGCGTTGCATTGCTTGAGTAAGCAAAAAATAAGCAATTGCTAAACTTTTACCACTGGCACGCCCACCATATAATATTTTATACCGCATGGGTTGCCAAATCGGCAATAATCTCTTAGGTATTTTTATATCAATTTTCATATGTTTGTATTAAAAATTCTTTTATTTATGCTACTCCACCCCTATGATATTTATGCTAACTTTATCAGCCTTTGACTCGTTGTTAATTTGTACTGCTGTTGTTGCTGGGTTTAATTGGGAATTAATACCATTTAAAATAGGTGTTAAATCTTTTACAATTTCACTATTACGTGCATA